GTCCTTTGGGCTGACGCCCCCAAGCTCCCAGAAGCTCAGGCCGTGAGCTTGTGGAACTGGTACCAACACCGGGGCGGCTTTGAGGCCGTGGCTTATTATCTGCACACCCGCGATGTGTCCGCGTGGAACCCGAACGCTGCGCCCCCCATGACTGAGGCCAAGTCCATCATGGTCGAGCACGGCATGAGCGGCGCTGAATCGTTTCTGGTTGACCTCATGCGCAGGCGCGCAGGTGAATTCTCGCGTGGGGTCTGCGGTGGCCCCTTTTATGGCCTTTGTGACCGCTTGCAGGGCATCGCCCCGGGTAACGTCAAGGTCGTCCAGGCCGCGTTGTTGCACGCCTTCAAAGAGGCCGGGTGGATTGACATGGGCCGCATTAAATCGCGCGACTTTGAGACCAAAAAGCATGTTTTCTGCGCCCCTGAGCTTAGCGAGTATTCGCGCAGCGATCTCAGGCGCATGATTGAAGCATAAAAAAAGCCCCCTTGCGGGGGCTTGTGAGGGTTGGCAACTGCTCAAAGGTCGAGCAGCAGCGCAAGTATAGCGGCCAATATGACCGCACAGATCAACGCCATGCCTCCGCCTCTTTGAGCGGCTCCAGGCAAATACTCGCCAACGTGTCCTCCCCTTCTTCGCCCGATTTGTACACGTCAACCGCTAACCCCGACGAATTGGCGCGTATGCGCACCGCAAAGCCTTGAACCTCCACCCAAGCCGCGCCTTCGGTCAATACATAATCTTGATCAATTAGATTCATGGTCGACCTCCCATGCCGCATCTTCGCCGCTGGCCACCGTGAGCGCGGTGCTTAGGGGCTGCCAGTCCCACTTGGTCAAATGCTTATTAGCGTTAATCGCTTCATAATCGGCCACATAATCGGCGGTTGACATGGTGGCCCCATTGGGGGGATAAAAGCGCTTCTCCGCGCCTTTGCTCTTTAGTTTGCGATGTTTCCCGGTGGCCTTGGCGTGATGCGCGAAAATGTCCGCGCGGTTGGTTTTATATGTTGTTTTTCCGATGGTTATCATGCTGTCACCTCTTTAAAATGAAAATGGTGTGATAGTAAGAATGTCGCAATTTGGGTATGCGTTTTCCGCTTGTTCTTCAGCGTGATTGTCGTTTTCTGCATAGCAATCAAAAATAATCGAAAACTTATCTCCGCATTCTTCTTTTAGCGTGATGCGGTAAGTCAATAGATTAGGGTTTTCTGCTAATACTTGGGATGATGTTTTCATGCTGCCACCTCATTGATCCCGCTAATGAACGCATAGAGCAAGCCCATTAGCTCGCGCTTCGAGATATGCCCGGTTGACAATGGCGACGACACGCCGCCGCCCTCATTGGACATGCGATGCAAGCAAACGCCGCCGTATGCGTGGCTCAGGTGATAGTTGCCGATCTGGGCCTTGCCGTCAACGTATGGCTCCATAGGTGAATTGGTGATGCGGTTCAAGCGGTCAACAATAGCTTGCAGTTGTTTTTCAGTTACGCGGTTCATAGTGTGCACTCCAGGTTAGTTAATTGAATTGGTGACAAGTCACCCGATAGCCCACGGCATGGGCTATCAGTTGCATTGTCAAGTGCGAGCGTGGTGAGCCTTTAAGCGTTGCGCATCGTTTAAAAACGTGGCGTTTTTGGGGTGATCGATTGACCAACGATCGGGTTCAGTGCCAAGGGTTTGAGCGTATGCGAGCGCATCCGGGTATTCGTCGAACTGGTGCGCGTCGTTGACGATGTACCCATGTTTGCCCACTTTGGTGGCGAGGTCTGAGGTGGGGTAGGCGTAGCAAATGATGTGTTTCATGATTATTTAACCAATACGTCAAAGTAAGCCAAAGCGCAGACTATCAGCGCGGCAGCGATTGTGAGGGCGGTGAAAATGTCTCTCATGGTGTGGGTTTTTTCTTAAAAGTGATTTCGTAATCTGTAATGATGATTTCTATGCCTTTTTTGGCGCACTCAGCCATAAATGTAGGTTCATCATTGTCAAGATGTTGCGCCCACCTTGGTGGCAGCAAAAAACCGCAGTTATTAACTGTCGTTTCAATGCCAAAACCCAGATAAGCCAGCCTATCTCTAAGCCATGAAATGCGTTCATTGCGTGGGAGTGCCAACCATAGGGATATTGGGGTGGTGTCCTTCATGGTTCAATTGCAAGCGAAGCAGCGCCCACCTTGGACGTGCCTGAATTGAGATACAAAGCCGGTTCCATAGCAGCGAGAGCAGCGCAAGGTTTTTTCCTGTTGGGCTTTGCCTTCAGCTATCGAGGCAAGGCGTGCGGCTTCATTGCGCCGTTGATCGGCGAGATAGGCATTGTGTGCATCAATGTCCGCTTGGGTTTGCTGACCACCGAAAAGAATATCAATGTAATTCATGGTGTGGGTTCCCTTTGATCGGGGCCGTAGCCCCGGGTTTGTTTAGTAATTCCAAGCTTTCGCACCCATGGCCATCGCGGCGCGCTTTGCTTCCGGTTTGCTTTGGAAATAGTATTGACCGATAACGCTATCACCGGAGATGCCGGGTTGTTGGTGAATCACTAGCTCCCATTTTGCGCCGGTGCGCTTAGCTGCTGTGAAGATTGAAGCGAAGATTGTGGGCAAAGTAGACATTGAAAACCTTCCGTTTAGTGGACTTTATGCCGGTGCAAAATCGCGCCGGTCACTTAATGTACGGCATTTCTTTACAAACCTGTTTTGCCCACATATTTTGCCCTTCGATTGTGTGGGGTTATTAGGTGTGCGCATTGTGGCTTGATTGTGAGTGTGCGCCGATGTGGATTTTGCCCACATGGTCTAAGAGTGAAAACCGTCATTTGTGGGTCATGTGGGCAAATAAATATAAGACCTTGATCATTACTTTAAAATTGTAAGGTAGCTGTAAGTAATGGTAGGAATACCCACGAATGCTCACACCCCACGGTTTAGGCAGCGACTAAAAAAGGGGTGTCCACATTGTCCACATGCCCCCCACTAAAGTACTACACCATGCAAAAGGCCCCAAGGCTAGCGAGCCATCGACCCATGTGGACACTGCCCACATTGCCCCCCACTAAAGTACTAATGGCACATGGCCACCGGCCCGCCGGCCAGCATGGCTGCGCGCCCATGCTGGCCGCATGGCTGCGCGCCCACGTGGGCCCGCTGGCCGCTGGCCACCCGGCCACCTAGCCGATCGGCTTTCGGCACGAGGCCCCCGGGGAGGGCCGAGCGCCGAAGGTCACGGCAGCGGAGGGGCCACAAACAAAATTTTTTATAGCCCACATTGCCCACACGACCCACAAATTTTTAATTTTATTTTTGGTATATTCGGCACATGTTTGAAAGCCTACCTTTTGCACCGCGCAAGGTCGAAGCGACTGAGGCGCGCTTAAACCGCATCTACGAAGCCGCCAAGCTGGGGCTGAAAGGCGACTCGTTGGCGTTGGCTTCTGGCATGCTGCCATCCGAGTACCGGCAATTGGTGCAGCTTGACCCCATTGCGGAGATGGCCGCGCAAAAAGGCAAAGCAGACGCTGAGATGGAAATGTCCCAGTGCTTGCACAAGGCAGCGCGCGAAGGCGACTCCAAGGCGGCGCTGGCCATACTACAGAACGTCCACGGTTGGGTGGCCAAGCAATCTATCACTATTGATGTTGACCAGCGCATCTCAGTCACCCAGGCGCTGCGCGACGCTGAGTCCCGCGTCATCGACGTCATTGCCCATGAGCCAAGTCCTAAACTAGACCTAACACATGCAGAGCACCAAGTACAGCGCTGAAGACGAACAAGAGCTGATGGCCCGGCTGTGGAGCCCGGCGATCAAAGACAACCCGTTAGCGTTTGTAATGTTTGCTTTTCCCTGGGGCGTCAAGGGCACGCCGCTGGAACACTTCAGCGGCCCGCGCAAATGGCAACGCGAGGTGTTGCTAGACATTGCCGAGCACATCAAGCTAAACCAGGGCAAGGCTGACTTTGATGTCTTGCAAGAGGCCATCTCATCTGGCCGGGGTATTGGCAAGTCGGCGTTGGTCTCATGGATCACAATCTGGATGCTGGCCACGCGCATCGGCTCAACGACCATCATTTCGGCCAACAGTGAGTCACAGCTACGGTCAATTACCTGGGCCGAGATCACCAAATGGCTGGCCATGGCCATCAACTCACATTGGTTTGAAGTCTCAGCCACCCGGGTGATGCCGGCCAAGTGGTTGACTGAGCTGGTCGAGCGCGATCTGAAGAAAGGCACGCGCTACTGGGGCGTGGAGGGACGCTTGTGGTCAGCCGAGAACCCCGACGCTTACGCGGGCGTGCACAACTTTGATGGTGTGCTGGTGGTTTTTGACGAAGCATCAGGTATTGACGACTCTATTTGGGCGGTGACCGGCGGCTTTTTTACAGAAAACACGCCAAACCGCTTCTGGTTGGCTTTTAGCAATCCACGGCGCAACACCGGGTACTTTTACGAAGCGTTTAACAGCAAACGTGCATTCTGGCGCACCCGAATCGTGGACGCCAGAACGGTCGAGGGCACCGACAAGGCGGTCTACAACCGAATCATTGACGAATATGGGCCTGACTCATCCCAGGCGCACGTCGAGGTCTACGGTATGTTCCCCAGTGCGGGGGATGACCAGTTTATTGGCGCCGACATTGTGGACGACGCCATGGCCCGGCCCAAATACAAGGATCAGTCGGCGCCAATCGTAATTGGCGTAGACCCGGCGCGGTTTGGAGCGGACGCCACGGTGATCGCGGTCAGGCAAGGGCGGGATATTGTTCGTATCGCCAGACATAGAGGCGACGACACCATGACGGTGGTGGGGTATGTGATTGAGGCGATCGATGAATTTAAGCCTGCGCTGGTCGTGATCGACGAAGGCGGCCTGGGAGCGGGTATTGTGGATCGATTAAAAGAGCAGCGGTACAAGGTCAAGGGCATAAACTTTGGAAATAAAGCCAAAAACCCGATCATGTATGGCAATATGCGCGCGCAGATGTGGGGAGATATGCGAGAATGGCTGAAATCTGCTAGTATCCCCAACGACAGGTTCTTGAAGACGGACTTGATTTCGCCTATGATGAAGCCTGATTCACGGGGAACAATCTTCTTGGAAAGCAAAAAGGAAATGAAAGCTCGCGGTCTTGCCTCACCCGACGCTGCTGACGCTATATGTGTCACGTTTGCCTTTCCAGTGGCACATCGTGAATATGTTGAACCCAAGCGCACCGCCAGAAGCTACGGTAGCGCAGTGTCTACAGGATGGATGGGCGCATGAAGAAGGTCTCGTTAAGCGTAGGTCGCGGCGAGAAGTTGCCGGCGTCTAAGGGTGCGGGTCTGACTGAGAAGGGCCGCGCTAAGTACAACGCCGCCACTGGGTCTAACCTCAAGGCGCCAGCACCCAACCCTAAGACCAAGGCAGACCAAGGCCGCAAAGATTCATTTTGTGCTCGCATGGGCGCCGTAGCAGCCAACGCCAAAGACGGCGAACGCGCTAAAGCAGCTCTTAAAAGATGGAAGTGTTGACATGGCCACCAAACCTGGACTCTATGCCAATATCAACGCAAAACGTGAGCGCATAGCCGCTGGCAGCAAAGAGAAAATGCGTCAGCCGGGGGCTAAGGGTGCGCCTACCGCCAAAGATTTTAAAGAGTCTGCTAAGACGGCCAAGAAAAAATAAATGGGCGATACAAAATCAATTGGCGTTGCGTACCGCGATCAAGACATTGATGGCGGCGTGATTGGCCGCACCAACCCTCAATT